GCGAAACCTTTAAGGACACGATCTCCATAGCCCAAGATATGTCCGTAACCTTTGGGCAGAGCCTTAAAAGTTCCGTGACGATGCTTGGTAAGGCACTGGAAGACCCTATAGCGGGGCTGAACGCCATGAAGCGTGTGGGTGTGTCGTTTACAGCCGATGAGCGCGAGATGATTCAGGCCATGGTGCATGTCAATGACGTAGCAGGCGCACAGGGTAAAATTTTGGAGGTGTTGCATAATCAGGTAGGCGGCGCCGCTGGCGCCGAGGCCGGTGGGCTACTTGGGAGTATCGACACCTTGAACTATCGCATGCGCGAGTTCACTGAGAGATTGGAAGAAACGAATACCTACAAAGGGTGCGTTGACGCCTTGGCCGAGAGTTTCCGTAACCTGACTTGGACCGTTAAGGATCTGCGTGACGCGTTTACGCTTGATGATGAGCTCGCCCAACTCGAAGCGGCTATCAAGAACAAAGAGAATTTGATTAGCGAAATAGAAACTGAGGGTATGGATTTCTTAGGGTTCAAGGGCCGGGCGCTTGAAGGACACCGTGAAGAATTGAGCGAAATGCAGCGTCAGCTTGCTGAACTGGAAGCGCAGATAGAAAAGCGCAATAGGGAAGAGCAAAAGCATATCAAAACGTCCACCCCCTCGGACTCCTCCGGCGGTGCGCCTGATCCTGCGGCCGTTGCAAAGACGGCATCTAGCCTTGCCCAGCTCAACACGGAAATTGCCCGGATGACCATGACGGACCGGAAGTTTGATGAATTCCAGCTAGAACGGCGGGTTGAACGCTTTGGCAAGGTGCTGGGCAAGACAAACCCGAAGCTGCGTGAGTTTCGGAGGCTGGCGCAGAAGCGCATTGACGCGAAGTACGCGCCCAAACAGCCGGCCCCAGGTATGGATGACCACCCCTTTTCCGCGCGCAAAGACGCCGAGAACGCGGCCTTTGCCGAGGCGTTGGCGCGGCAAAAGATGGAACTGGCGGCCTTTGACCGGGAGTACACCCGCGTCACCCAAGGCGAAACCGTTCTCGCCGAGGAGGCTGCCCGCGCGCTGGCCGAGGCGAGGGAGCGCGCTGGGGCGGAGCGAGTGAAGGTCGAGGAGTGGCTGGCCGCTCGAATCAAACAAATCCGTGAGGAGTCGGGGACAAAGGATGGCAGCGGAGAACACCTTAGCGACCTAGACAAAATGCTCGCTGGCGCAAAAACCGGATTTGCCAGCTATGCAGAAGGCATCAAGGGCCAGTCGGAGATGACAGAGAAGGCCGTGGGAAACGGGATGCGGGGCCTAGAAGACCAGTTGGTGAACCTGACCACCACGGGCAAGGCATCCTGGTCCGACATGGTCCACTCGTGGGCCGCTGATTTGTCGCGGATGCTCATTCAACAGCAGATTACCGGGCCGCTGGCCGCATATATGGGGGGCTCCTCAGCCAGCGCGGCCGGAGGCATGGTCGCCATGATTGCGTCGCTGTTTCACAGCGGCGGCGTGGTTGGCGAGGGTGGCATGTCCCGAGGCGTCTCCCCTGCCGCGTTTGTTGGCGCGCCGCGCTACCACTCCGGCGGCATTGCGGGCCTTGCCCCTGATGAGGTGCCCGCCATACTGCGCCGGCGCGAGGAGGTGCTGACCGAGGACGACCCGCGCCACCGCGACAACCTGCGCCCGGCCAGCACCGAGCCGCCGCAGGTGAACGTACGTGTGGTGAATGTGGTGGACGAAAAAGACACGGCTGCGGGCTATCTGGGCAGCGCTGAGGGCGAGCGGACGGTCATGAATATCATCAGGAAAAATCGGCAGACGCTGCGGGAGATAGTATAGATGGCATTCGAGACAGGAACGGCCACGGACTACAAGGACATGCTGGCGAAGCTGAAGGCCTTCGCCGTGGCGCAGGGCTGGACGGCCTTGCGCTATGAGCAGGGAGCGGGACACGAGCCGGACGAGCTGGTCCTGCGCGGGCCGGACAGCGGCGGCCAGCAGGTGTACGTGGGCGCACGCACGGAAACCAATGAGATTGGCGGCTATAACTGGCGGCTGCAGGGCTTTACAGGCTTTGACCCGGCGCTGACTTATGACGCGCAGCCCGGCGCCATAAACAGCTATGCGCCGCGTCTGCTGCTCATGGATGGTGGGCTGCGGTATTGGCTGAGCGTGAACGCCCGGCGCATCGTGGTTGTGGTGAAGGCGAGCACCACCTATCAGGTGGGGTATCTTGGCCTCATCCTGCCCTACGGCCCGCCCAGCAACCTGCCCTATCCGCTACTGATTGGTGGGTGCAGTGACCGCAATAGTGCGTGGAAAGTGCAGGAAGAGTACAACTCTGCATTCTTCAACCCGTTTGATCCAAACGGTACACGAAACGAAAGAGGTTCATGCAAATTCCTCCACGGGACGTGGCTTTCATTCATCAATTACAGGTACGGGACGAACCGCGTTGACCTCCTCAACGTATGGCCTTCCAACTTTGTATACAGAAACGAAACACCAAATGGAGAAAGAGTGCTTTACCCTTTCATACTCTGCTCACGGCAGGCGAATGCCAAAGGTATTTTTGGCGAATTTGACGGTGTTTTCTTTTTGGGTGGAACGGGGGTGGCCGCCGAGGACGTGATTACGCGGGCGGACGGGGAATACATTGTGTTCTCCGGCGGACATAAAACTGACGCCAGATCGTATATGGCGCTGCGCAAAGCGTAAGGAGGCCATATGCCCTACTTGCAGTTGACGGACATTCAAAGCCCCCATGTGTTACTGAAGGCCATTCGGGACTTTTTGACCGCTAATGGGTGGTCGCTCGACAAGTGGGCGCACGACGCGTCGAGCTACGCTACAGCCTCTGGCTCGGCTTCCAATGAGGGATACCGACTCCATGTACACAATGGGGATGTCTATCTGCACCTTCGGTCGGCAACTCGTGCAAGCGTTTATTCAACAGTGTATCAGTCACCAACAACGATTGATGGACATCGCCAATACCGATGCCAGTTAACTGGTTTGGCCCTGTATGCTTCCGATGGCTTTAACGCTGAGTCATCATGGGACAAGCAAGGGAATTATCCACGATTTCAGCACAATGATGAGGGCACAAGCGTTGGCTCTGCCATTCGCATTGACCCCGGTGTGACGCCGGCGTGCCATGTTTTCCTCTGCAATAATCCTGTTTCTTTATGCATTTCTGTCGAGTGGAGCATTGGGAAGTGGCGGCACTTGGTGGCCGGCGATGTACACAAATTCGGTCAATATGACGGTGGTTTTTTTGTGCAGGGTCTGCTAAATGCCTTGAGCCACTTTGGCCTAGCTATAATGAATTCTTCATGAGCGAAATGAGTGGCGGTTGTTACATTCCCTCTTTATGCCCCGCTAACGCCAACTCCGGAGGCTGGGTGTATTTCGATAAGGGTCTTAATGCCCCTCGGCTCTACAACACAGCCTTGACTGAAAGCCGCTTTACCGAGGCTTTGCTGCGCTACTCGGCCCCGAGCTTTGCGGGGATTCATCCGCTGTTGCCGCTCTATCTGCACGCCTACGAAAAATCCGGATGTTCCGTCAAATCCTGCATTCTCGGCGAAGTGCCGGGGATGCGCATTACGCGCTCCGATGTCTACAAAATGGGTGAGGTTGTCCGCCTTGGAGATACGGCGTGGATGATTTTGCCTGTGTCCACGGCGAGCAACCTACATGCCCTCGCACTCCTTTATGACGGAGCATAGGCCATGAGCTCGTACACTGGTTTTCAAATTCCATCTCTGACCGGCGGGGCACCTGCTGAGAGTGCACGGAGCATTCTGGAATGGCCGGGAATCACCGCTTTCGGCATGCCTACTCCGGCGCCCGTCAACGGCCCGCACCATAGCGCCCAGCCCACCGCCGCCGTGCCGGACGCGCATGGCGGGGTGTATGTAGGCTCGTACTTGGACCTGATTGCCGATCAGGTGCATCTGTCGCCCATCCGCATCGACTGCGGGAACATTGTGGGTGAGCAGGTGCACGCTGTGAGCCTGTGGAACACCCACGCCGCGCCCGTAACCTGCACAGCCCTTACCAGCGCACAGGGCGGCGAGGTGGAGCTGATAGGGCCGGAGGCGCCCTTTGCCATCCCCGCGCTGGGCGAGGCAACGTACACGGTGCGCGTGCCCCTTGATGGTGCGGCGGGCTTTGAAACGCGGCTGACGTGGGAATTCCCCGGCGCGGCGGTGACACTGACCGTGACCGGGCGGCGCATTGTGGTGTGGGCGTGGCGGCCGCAGCAGCCCATAGTGGAGTCGCTGGAATGGCTGACACGCGTGCGGCGCACCCATGCCGGAGACGAGCAGCGCACCGCCCTGCGCGGCGCGCCGAGGCAGGGCTTTGAATACGCCACACGTCTGGCCGACGAGGCCGAGCAGGCGCACATGGACGCGCGCATCTGGGCGTGGCGGTGATGGTGTCCGGCGTCACCAGCGGGGCGCTGGACCTTGCCCAGTCTGTGCAGGGGGACTACCCCGCCGGGTGTCTGGTGCTGCCCGGACGCATGGCCACCCTTGCCGAAGCCCCCGCCCACACCGAACGCGGCGCCGGACTGCGCGATACGCGCGTGCGCTTTGCCGTGACGGAAAACGCAGCCATTCCCGGCTACACGCCGGAACTGACCTACGACGGCCTGCCCGTGCTGGCGCATCTGCGGCAGGGCGACGTGTTTGCACTGCGGTGGCCGCCCCTTGGCATTGAGCGCATGGTGGTGCGCGTGGCCGAGGCCACACAAGGGCGCCTGACCTCCGGCGAGGTGCGCCTGCGCGTGGTGCAGGATGTGTTTTCCTCCACCGGGGCCATCTATGGCGCGCCCGTGGACGGCTGGGTGGACCCGGTTTCCGACCCGCAGCCCGCTCCGGAGCGGCTGCTGCTGGAACTGCCTTATTATGAGATTGTCCGGCGCGTCGCCAGCGAGGAATGGCTGGCGGTACTTGCCAAGGCCGGCGAGCTGGACGCCGAGGCCGGGTATGTGCTGGCTCTGGCGCGGCGGCCAACAGCGGACGCCACGGGCTACCGCATTGAGGCGCGGGCGGCGGGGATGGAATTTGCGGGGGCTGGCGTTGGCGCGTTTGCGGCCACGGACAGCCTATCCGCTCCCGTGGGCGTGCAGGACACGGTGCTGTCGCTGGCCGGAGGCCTGCGCGGGGAAGGCGTGGAGTTGCCCGCCGTGGCCTACGTTGGGGCCGAGGCTGTGGAGATTGTGGAACTGGTGGACGCGGGCGCTCGGGTTCACCGTGGCGTGCTGGACACGGTGCCGCAGGCCCATGCCACCGGAGCGCGGCTGTGTGCGCCGGTGGCGGGTGGCGGCGACGGCGTGCTGCAGCGCGAGTGGACCGCCGGGGAGGAGGTGCAGGTGCGTCTGCTGCCCATGACGGGCAAGGGCGTGTGCGCGGCAGAGGACGCGCCCGTGGACGCGCTGGGCATGGACGCCCGCGCCGCGCGGCCCCTGCCGCCGGGACGACTGCGCATCAACGGCGAGGCGTGGCCCGAATCCATTACCGGGGATCTGACCGTTAGCTGGGCGCACCGCGATAGGCTGCAACAGACGGCCACCCCTGTTCCGCAGGACGCCGGAGACATCGGTCCCGAACCGGGCACAAGCTACGTCCTAGAGATAACCGGCGATGGCGGCAGGACGCTGCGGCGCGTTTCGGGTGAAGCGTGGGCCCTAAGTATCGTCAACGGCAACGCCGAGGCCGGAGACCTGACGGGCTGGATCGTTACGGCCGGGGCGGCGGAAGTGCGCGAAACGGCCCCCACCCCGGCGGAGGGGGCGGCGTGCTTTGTGCTTGGCGGGGGCGCGGTGCTGGAGCAGGACGTGGACCTTGCCGCAAGCGGCGTGCGGCTGGCCGCCGTGGACGCGGGGCTGGCCGAGGTGACGGCGGCGTGGCGGCAGGTGGCCGTAGACGACGGCGCACGGGCAGCCCTGACACTGACATGCCTTGGCGCAGACGGCGCAGAGATTGGCGAACTGGACGCCGGGACGGAAACCGCCGGGGCGTGGCGCTCCCGCTCCATCACACACCCCTTGCCAGCCGGAACGCGGCGCGTGCGCCTGAGCCTGCGGGCCGAGGGCGGCGCAGCGGGCGTGGACGGCGTGCAGGCGCAAGCCGCAGCCAGCGCCATGCTGGGGAACAGCTTCACCTACACCGAAGCCATGGAACGCGCGGACTCCGGCGGCGGCCTGAACACGCGCCTCGGCGTGCGCCTGTGGAGCGAGCGGGACGGGTACGAGAGTTGGCAGGCGCAGGAATGGGAGGTGATGCGGGGGTAAGGTAATTGCGGAACAATCGCCAAACTGATATCGCATTGCAAACATACAAGGAGAGGCTTTATGAAATACATTCGAGCTCTTAGCGCAGTTCTTATGCTCTGCCTGCTTTCCGGTTGCATCGTATCCGGCTCAACTGCATACACACCTCCGAAACCCCATGCGCCTATTCAAAACAGCATCATCGTCAACAAACCCATAGATGACGTTTGGTCGCAGGCCGTCTCTGCCCTATCTAAGCAGGTTTATGATATAAAGAATATGGACAAGGACTCAGGTCTAATCAATGTCACAGGCGAAGGTAACCCCTACGCTTTTGTTGATTGTGGCAAGACGCATTATGTCGTGACAGACTGGAGTACAAGAGAGAGCACGATACTCAAGGCATATCCAAGACAGTATTATGAAGAAGAAATTGGCGGTGTAATTTACAAAACACGGGAAATCATATCTCTTGATGGACGTATCAACATCCTCATGGAACAAACCAAGGACGCAAAGACCAAAGTTACCGTCAACATCCGCTATGATATGCTCATCAATATAAAACGACGCGCAGGGAACAGCATATCACGCTCTGCCGAAGACGTTACTTTTACAACGCAAACCACAGGGCGCATTGGCAAACGAATATGTCAGCCTAACGGGAAGTGGGAACGTTATATTTTGAAGCTGGTGACACAAGGGTAGGCGGGAGTTAGCCGCAGGGCAACAGCTTCAACAGAGAGTGATTGCTTACCCTTTTATGCCCGAGGCAAACAAAGATGTATGCCCCACAGCCGGCATAACAAAGCTCCCCTAAAAGCTAAGTTGCAAAAGAGACTTCAGAAAGCCCCCGCCGAACAACGGGGGCTTTTCTTTGATGAAGATTCCATCAGACATATCTGAAATTGCGCGCTCTTAGAAAGAGGTCCACCAATACTTCCACAAAGACGTACAAGACAGTATCTGCGCGCCCCCAACACGCAGAAGTGACGGCCCTGCCTCCCGGTGCTATGTTCCAGTGGGGTGCGCAAGGCCGCAACGCGAACGAGCTGCCTCACAAGCCAAAGCCCTCCATGAATCCTGTGCCGAACCCTTTCTTCGTCGCCCATTTCTTCAGTGCACCTCGCCTTTCAACATCCACATTTGGAGGTGCGCGATGCGACTGCGTTTTTTGGCAATCTTGTTTGTCTCCACCCTGTTCGTCTGCATAGTGCCTTTTAGCAGCCATGCGAAACGCTTTGGCGCGTGGAGGTGCATCGTTCATTCGGACGAAATGACTGGCGAAAAAAGCTACTGGGTTGAGACGTCGTCCCTCAACACGCTTGACGGGGCTTTTGACTCCGGGACAATCGAACTCTCAGTCCATGGGAGCACCATACTCCTGTACGCGCACGACATGGGGTTTGACGGTGAGCTTACGCGCGGATTGAATGGATTTTTGCGGGTTCAGGCATGTCGGGTCAAAATTGATGATGCCCCGGTTGAACGATTC